TTGCAAAGCGTTGGGCGAAAGATAGACGGGGGTTCAGGCCCGTACCCACTGGCGGACCAGAGGGTCAGAAGCATCTATCGCCCAACGAGATCGGCCCCCGAACACCTAAAAGATGCGCGAGGGCCGAACCGAGTTCACCGACTGGAAGGAGGCAACTCATGGGCAAGCCCATGACTTAAACTCTTACCGGTCCGCATGTCCCTGTCACTGTGCTCTTGAGACTTCTCGCGAAGCCGTCAACACCGCAGTGCGTTTGACCCTTCTGCCGAAGTGCCGGACCCCTGTCAAGCTGCGCCCCTATCCCTGTTCCCCGCACAATGATAAACCACCACCCATGGCGTCATCCCCGATCCGCCCGCCATTCACTCCGCTCGGTCGCTTTAACGATCCGGCCCAGCGCGTGCCGTCTCCGACCGGCCTCCCCATCGACGTCCCCAATGTCATCACCCCGAGGTCCACCGTCGTCCTCTCCAACGGACTGGTCACCGCCAAGTCTCTCGGAGCCACCCTTGCCGAGGAGCAACGCCGTGCCGCGCAGCTTCGCCAGACCCAGCCCCTCATCTCCTCCCTTGCCGCGCACGTCCGATCTGCTTTCACCGCCGCCTACTCCGCCCGATCTTCTCAAGGGATCGATGACCGGATGGCCTCAGCCCTCCTCGCCCGCAGGGGCGTCTACAGTCAGAGCAAGCTCGCCGAGATACGCAAGATGGGCGGCTCTGAAGTCTACATGAATTTGACCTCGGTCAAATGTCGCGCAGCGTCATCTTGGCTGAGGGATATCCTCCTTGCGACCGGGGTCGACAGACCTTGGACCCTCTCCCCCAGCCCGGTGCCGGATGTCCCGCCCGAGGCGGACGAGCAGGCGATAGTTCAGGCAGCCGGGATCATTCGCGACGCGATGGTTGCCGGGACCCCGCTGACCCCCGACCAAGAGCAGTCCCTCATCAAGACCCTGCGCGAACTCAAGGACGCGAGGGTCAAGGCGTTCGCCCGCGATGCCGCGTCCAAGATGGCCGACAAGATGGAGGACCAGCTACTCGACGGCGGCTGGCTGGAGGCAGTCGCCTCGTTCATCGACGACATCACCATCTACCCGGCAGCCATCCTCAAGGGACCGGTACTTCGGCGCAAACCGAAGCTGACCTATAAACCCCAGCCCAACCTCCAGCCTGCCAACGACGTCGGGTCCCCGTCCGGTCCCGGCCAGTTCTCCCAGCCCACTTCCAACACTCCGACCCCCGGTGCGCCATCGGTAGAGGTCCAGCTGGTCGTCGAGTTCGAGCGCTGCGACCCGGCGATGATCTGGCCCAGTCCGGGCTCCAAGAACCCGGACGACGGCTACATCATCGAGAAGCATCGCCTGTCGCGCCGTCACCTGACCGAACTGCTCGGGGTTCCCGGTTATGATGACGGCGCGATACGGCTGGTCCTCGAACAGCACGGCAGGGGAGGGTTGGCGGACTGGACCAGCTATGCGGCTTCGCCGATCACCTCGGCTAAGGGACTGCCCGGCGTAGCGACGGGGACCCACGGAGGGCGCGAAGGCAACGCTCCTGCCGATACGCGCATCGACGCGCTGCAGTTCTTCGGCGCGGTCTCTGGCCAGATGCTGCGCGACTTCGGCCTTAGCGAACTGGAGGTCCCCGACGTCGCCAAGGAATACGAGGCGGAGGTGTGGATCATCGGCACCTACGTCATCAAGGCGGTGCTGAACGGGGACCCGCTCTACCGGCGTCCCTACTACCGCGCCTCCTACGAGGACGTGCCCGATAGCTTCTGGGGCCGCAGTGTCCATGACCTCGTGGCTCCCTCCCAGTCGATCACCAACGCGCTGGCCCGGTCCATCGTCAACAACGCTTCCATCGCCAGTGGACCGCAGGTGGTCATCAACACCGACCGCCTTGCCTCGGGCGAGATCATCTCCTCGCTCATCCCGTGGCGCATCTGGCAGGTCACCACCGACCCGTTCGGGACCAACCAGAAGCCGATGGAGTTCTTCCAGCCGGACAGCCGGGTCGCCGAACTGATGGGGGTGTTCAAGTTCTTCTCCGACCTCGCCGATGAATATTCGGGCCTGCCGAAGTACCTCGTCGGGGATGCAGGTGGAGCCGGTCGGACTGCCTCGGGTCTCTCGATGCTGATGAACAACGCGTCGAGGGTCATCAAGCAGGTGGTCGCGGGGATCGACAGCAACGTGCTGGGGCCCCTGCTCGAACGCCTCTACCAGTACAACATGCGCTTCGCGCTTGACCCCTCGCTCAAGGGCGATGTCCAAGTGGTTGCGCGCGGGGCATCGTCACTGGTCGCCAAGGAGAGCGCCCAGCTGCGCCGCAACGAGTTCCTCGCAGCCACCGCCAACCCGGTCGACATGCAGATCGTCGGGGTCGAGGGCCGGGCAGCTCTCCTCCGCGAGAGCGCGAAGGCGCTCGACATCGACACCGATAGCGTCGTCCCGCCGCTTGATGTCATCCGCATGCGGCTCGCCCAGAACGCCATGGCGGCGCAGTCCAACCCCGGCACCCCGCCCGGTCCGCAGGGCGGCACTGCGCCCTCGCCCTCGGGGCAGGAGTTGATGGGGCCCGGCGGCGCGCCCGGCGGCCCGGTCACCGACCACTTCTCGCCGCCGCCGCAATAGGCTAGGCCATGGCCATGGCCACGGCACCACAGACCCCACCGCCAGCACCGACACCCCGCACAACCAATCTCAGCTACACACCTGTCGACAGCTTAAAGCCGTACCTCCTGTCGAGGAAGTTCGTCGACCTTCAGGTCGGACCGCTAGGCTCAGGGAAAACCCTAGCCAGCCTGATGAAGGTGCCGCTGCTGGCCAGCCTCATCGCTCCAAGCGTGCGCGGCGTAAGACAAGCGCGCTGCGCCATTGTCCGCAACACCGCCGCGATGCTTGCCGATGCGACCATCCCCGACTGGCTGCGGCAGTTCCCGGACGACACGGCGGGGACGTGGTGGCGGACCGAGAAACGGTTCGACCTCGCCTATGTCGGCAGCGACGGGATACCGGTCGAGGTGGCAGTCCTGTTCCGTGGGCTCGACGATGCCGCCGACGTTCGCCGCTTGCTGTCCCTCCAGCTGTCGTTCGCCTTCATGGACGAGTTCAGGGAGATCGACCGGCAGGTGTTCGAGGCGCTGCAGGGACGCGTGGGCCGCTACCCCGACGCGATGCTGGTGCCGCACCGCCCCGAGTGGGGGCTCAACGTAAGAGGAGAACCCATCAGCGGCTGCGTCGATGAACAGGGGACCGAGCTTGGTCAGGTGTTCGGCTCGACCAACCCACCGGACGAGGGCTCCTACTGGGAGGGGCTGCTGTCCGACCCGCCCGCCAACACCGACGTGTTCATCCAGCCATCCGGTCTCTCACCGGAGGCGGACTGGCGGCAGTTCCTGCCCGCCAACTACTATGAAAACCTCATGGAGGGTAAGTCTCAGGAGTGGATCGATATCTACATCCACAACCGGTTCGGGCGGACCCTCTCGGGCAAGCCGGTATGGCCCGGCTTTCGGCGAGATTTTCACGTCGCCAAGGGGCCGACCGAGGTCATCCGCGATCCCGCTTATCCGTTGATCATCGGCGTCGACGCGGGCCTGACCCCGGCCTGCACCATCAACCAGCTGGCCCCCGGCCACCGCCTCATTACCCACGCCGAGATCACCACGAGGGACAGCGGCGCGCTGCGGATGATCGAGACGGGCCTCAAGCCGCTGCTGGCGACGCCGAGGTTCAACGGCTGCCCGGTCATCGTCATCACCGACCCGGCAGCGATGAAGCGGTCGGAGACCGACGAGCGGTCGGTGGTCGATATCTTCATTGCCGCTGGCTACCGCACCCGCCCGGCGTTCACCAACGCCATCGCCGGACGTGTCTCGGCGGTGGACTACTTCCTTGCCCGGCAGGTTGACCAGAAGGCGTCGCTGCTGATCGACCCCACCTGCGTGGTGCTGATCGCAGGCATGGCCGGGCGCTACCGCTACAAGATCAACAAGGTTGGCGAGACCAGCGTGCTGCCCGAGAAGAACCAGTGGAGCCACGTCTGCGAGGCGCTGCAGTACGCAGCGGTCAACGCGTCGGGGGGCGCGGTGTTCGGGTCCAAGGCACAGGCCCCGGCACGGGCGGTGCAGCTGGCGTCAGCCGCAGGCTGGACCTAGCGGCCCCTCTCCGGCGCATCCGGCGCATCCGGTAGCTCCGCAGCCGCCAGCAGCTTGAAGATCGCGTCGGGCGAGCCGGGGACGTCCATGGAGTGACCACCGGACGTGACCACGATGGACGACCCGCCTTCCGGGTAGATGCCGATGATGGAGTCGAGGTCGATGTAGGCGTAGCGGCCCTCGCGCAGGGTCACGCGGGTGAGGTTCGACAGCGGCTCACGCTCGGGGAGCGCTTCGTCGCCAACGCCGCCATCGGGGTGTGAGGGGATTTCCAGTCCTCGTTGGTTGCGGTCGTCTTCCATCGGTTATCCTTCCTGTCCCAGCACTAGGTCATCGAACGTCGGAGCAGGGTGCGCGGGTTCGACAGTCACGTCAATCATGGGTCGCTGCACCGGCACTGGTGGCTGGCCAATATTGATCGATATCGTGAACTTGGGCTCGGCGATCCCGTCGCCGCTCGTTGGCCCCTGCCGGACACCGGCAATGGCGAACACCTCGGAGGCGATCTTGATTGCCTCGGCGGGTGCCGTCTCGTTGCGGGTGAGCGTGCGGTAGAGGACCATCAGGGCATCGGGGGATATCTTGAGGGCGAGGCTGCGGACGATATCGCGGGCGCGGCGTGGGTCGTCGGCGCACAGCTGGGTGAACGCTTGATCGTCGATGTTATCAAGCGTGACCATCGGGTCCGCAGGACCCAATGCTCCGGGGCCAATCGGGACCCGGAAGGCTACTTCTTCTTCTTCGATTTCCCAGCCGATCTCATTGCCATCGCTACGGCCTGATCCCTTGGATGACCATGCTTGATCTCGGTGGCGATGTTCTCACTGATGACCTTTTGCGATTTGCCCTTTTTCATTGGCATATCAGTCTCCTATGCGCGAACCCGGCCCTCCAGTATCGCACTGTCGATGGCGGCCTGTATAGCCTCCTGCTCGGTCTCGCGTCCCTTGTAGGTCCCCCTCAAAATATCATTTGTAAAGTTACGGATATCGGCTGCGGACCATATCTGGTCGGGGTCTCCGCTCGGCGGGGCACCACCGCCGCTGCCTGCGTTCGGCGATATCTGGGTCTCCAGTCCGGGAGGGATGCCGCCGTTGCCGCCGTTGCGGGGAGCAGGCGGAGCAGGCGGAGGCGGCGGGGGAGTCACGCCTGCCGCCTCCTTGTAGGCGGTGAACAGCTTCGCGGTGCGGTCCGGGTCACGGGCCTCGAACGCGGTGTTGAGGAACGCCTGCCGGGGCACCCCGGCCATCGGGTCCATCTCGCCCAGCCAGTTGAGGAACCCCTGATCGACGTTGATTGCCTCGTAGTCGGGGACCAGTTCCTTCAGCCGGGTCAAGTAACGGTCAACTTGCGCCTGCCCGGTGGTGGCTCCGACCTGCTCGACCTGCTGCCTTAGCTGCGCGTTCTCCTCCTTCAACCCGGCGGTCAGGGAGTCGGCGACCACCGTGGCTTGGCGGCGGATGAAGTCGGCCAGTTCCGGGCCGAAGTTCTCGATGTCCTCCTCGGTGACCAGTGGCGCTGCAGGCGGCGGGGGAGGCGGAGGAGGCGGCGCGGGATGCTGCGGCTGCTGGTCCATCTGGTTGAGCCGGTTGAGGACCTCGTTGAGTTGCCCGCGCGTCTCACGCAGTTCGCCGCTGAGGCGCGGCATCTCGCTGTCGTACTTGCCCTTGAGGGTCTGGTACTTCTGCTGCCAGTCGCCATCGTCGGGCTCGGGAGCCGGGGGCGCGAGGTCCGGGGCTGGCGGGGCAGGAGGCTCGCCGGGTACGACATCCGCAGCCGGGCCTTCCGTCCCTGCTGGTGGCTGTCCGGCAACCTCGGCATCGTGTTCGTCTGCGATGCGCTTTGCTTCTTCGACATGCTTTGGGGGCATCGTGTTATCCCTGTTTGCGCAGAATATCGTGTGCGCCGTTAATCTCGGCGAGTAAGTTCTCCAGTGCCTGCGCCTGCCCCTGCAGCTGTCGCAGCTTGTCGATGTTGGGGACGCTGATGAGGTTGGTCTGGATCGAGTCCACCTCGCGCTGGATGCGGGCGGCGACTACCTGCCACGCGCTGAAGCGTGTCAGCGCGTCCATGGCGACCTGTTCATCCATCGAGGGTTTGGTCAGGGTAGGCGGCACCCGCCATCAACTAGCATATTGCGCACCCGAAACGCCAGAGGTATAGTGCCTGCCACATCGTAGCAGACCCTGCGGGCGCACGACACCATCGGGATACCGCCAACCGGGCGACCCCATCCATCTCCATCCAGACCTGACCCATGGAGGCCGATGTGCCGTATCCCGTCCAAGCACCGCAGAACACTTCCCCCGCTTATTCGGGGACATTCATCCCGACGCTGTGGTCGTCGAAGCTGATCGTCAAGCTGTACGCCACGACGGTGTTCGGCGAGATCGCCAACACTGATTACGAGGGCGAAATCAAAAGCATGGGTGACAAGATCACCATGCTTCAGGCCCCGTCCGTTTCCATCAATCCGTACACGGTGGGCCAGAACCTCGTGTACGAAGTGCTCGCCCCGAACAAGGTCGAGATGGACATCGACAAGGGCAATTATTTCGGCGTTAACATCTCCGACGTGTACGAGGTCCAGTCGGCCCCGAACCTGATGGACATGTTCACCAACGACGCCTCGAAGCAGATGGCCATCGCCATCGACCGCGAGGCGCTGAAGTACATCATCGGCACCGCCGACCCGAAGAACATGGGCGGCGCGGCGGGCGCGATCTCCGGCGGCTATGCGCTGGGCACCGACGCGGTTCCGATTGCGCTGAACAAGGACACCATCGTTCAGGTGGTCACCGCCATGGCGGCTGCGCTCGACGAGCAGAACGTGCCGGAGACGGACCGCTGGCTGCTGGTCTCCCCGCGTGTCCGCAACATGCTGGTGAACTCGGACCTCAAGTTCGCCTACCTGACGGGCGATGCCCAGTCGACGCTGCGCAACGGCAAGATCGGCATGATTGATCGGTTCACGATCTACGTGTCGAACCTGATGCCGCAGGGTCTGGCCGGGTTCAACTTCGATGGCACCGTCAACGCTGGGGCAGTCCAGCGCGAAGCGCTCCTCGGGGGCCACAAGATGGCGATCACTTGGGCGAGCCAGATCGACAAGGTTGAGAGCCTTCCCAACCCGACCGACTTCGGTACGCTGGTGCGTGGTCTCTGCGTCTACGGTCGCAAGACGATCAAGCCGCAAGCACTCGTGCTGGGGATCGTTACCCGGTAAAGAGGGTGAGGGGAGCATTGACGGCGGCACCGCAACTGCTCTCCTCATACCTGTGGAGGGCTTATGGTAGCGGCCAGTGCCATCATCAATCGCGCCCGACTACAGGCCATCGACACGGCCAAGGTGCGCTGGCTGGACACAGAGCTTCTGCTGTGGCTCTCGGACGGACAACGCACGGTCGTTGCGATGGCCCCGTCCGCCTCGGCCAAGACCGACATTGTACCGCTCATAGGGGGCACCCGGCAGGCTCTGCCGGGGGGTGCGTACATGCTGCTGTCGATCCTTCGCAACGTCGATCCGTCGACGGGTGCGCCGGGGCGGGCGGTGCGGGTTGCCAGCCGGGAGGTGCTCGACACCTCCGACCCTGACTGGCACCTGCACTGCCCGGCGCAGGCTGTGCATAACTACGTGTATGATCCTGCCGAGCCGCTCAATTTCTACGTCTGGCCGCCGAACACCGGCAAGGGGAAAGTCCAGCTGGTCTACGCGCGTGACCCACCCGAACTCACGGCTGTGGATAACGAGATCGTGGTGCAGCCGCTCTACCAGACGGCGCTGGTCGACTACCTGCTGTACCGGATGCACTCGAAGGACAGCGACTTCGCGGCTGGCCTGCAGCTGGCGACCAACTTCCTGCAGTCGTTCATGGGCTTCATGCAAACGGGAGAGACCTCGCAACTGGCAGCCAACCCCAACCTGCAACTCGGCAACGTCGACCCGTCGATGAAGGCCACGGCTAAATGACGAAGCTCTGGAGCGACATGAGCCAACTGATCCGGCCCTACGTGCCGGATGCGCCGGAGCTTGCGGTCACCGAGGCGCTCAAGTCGACGGCGGCGGACTTCTTCGAGAAGACCCACACGTGGCTGTACAACTCGGTGGCGATCCCGGCGGAGGCGGGCATCTCGGACTACCAGCTTGACGTGCCGAAGGGGGCGGTGCTGGCTCGGGTCCATCAGGCTTGGTACGACGACCATGAACTGGAGCCGGTCGGGGAGGATCAGGTCCAGATGATGGCGCGGCGCTACTGGCTGATGTCGACTGGGGGCCCGGAGTATTTCAGCCAGCAGGAGCCGTGCACGCTGCTGCTCCTGCCCGCGCCGTCGACGGTGCAGGCGGGTGGATCGCTGATCCGCACGACGCTGGCGCTGCGCCCGTCACGGGACGCGACCGGCTTGCCCGGTGAACTATGGGATCGTTACGCCGACGCGCTCTCGTACGGGGCGCGGGCGCGGCTGCACGAGATACCCAACCAGTCGTTCTCAAGCGAGGAGCAGGCAACCAAGTTCAGGCGCATGCACTACGGTGCAATCGGGGCCGCGCGTGCTGACCGCAACCGGGGCCTCACTCGGGCGATACTGGTCGTCAGGCCGAACCGGTTCGACTAGGAGGTAGAGATGGCATGCAGCATCCGTCTCATGGCCGGAGATACCCAGCCCAGCATCGTCGCCGCGATCAGCGACGAGAAGACGGGACCGGTCAACCTCAGCGATCCGGGGGTGCTGCCCTATATGAAGTTCCGGCAGGTGGGGACCGTCGAGACACTTGAGACAATCCTCGGCGTGAAGCTGCCCGGCATGCCGACCTGCTCGGGCGAGATCGATCCCGGCGAGGGACTGCCCGGCGAGGGCGGGCTCGTGCGGTTCGACTGGCCGGTCAATGCGCTCAACATCAAGCCCGGACAATATGAGGGCGAGGTGTCGATCCACGACGACAACTTCATCCTGACGGTGCATGACCGTATCCCGTTCGTAGTGCGCGAGACGTTCGCCTAAAGGGAGAACCGGCATGGCGATCTCTGGCGGACCAATCTCCTCCGGCCCCCTATCCGGGGGGTTTGAAATACGGGTCCCGCAAAACTGGGTCCTCGCTCTTAACGATAGCGTCCTTGCAGCGGACTTGATGTCGCTGGTCGGCGGTGACGGGGCGATCTTCAATGACTCGGTTCTCGCCTCGGACGTGTTCATCCGCACGGCCACCTACGCCCGCACGTTTGCGGACGCGGCGGGGGTAGCCGACGCTGCGACGCGGATGCCCATCAAACGGGTGGACGACGTGGTGGGCGTCGTCGATGCCCGGACCTCGGTGTGGCGCTACGACCGGCTGTTCGACGAGGCGGTAAAGGCGGTCGATGCGATAGGCATCCTCCACGAGCGCACGTTCCGCGATGTCGCTCCTGCGGTTGACCAGATAACGACGCTCCAGACGAAGGGTCTGTCCGACAGCTTCGGGGTGGTTGACGCAATCACGCTAACGCTGGACCGCGCCTCGACGCGGCTAGAGGCATGGCCGACGATTTGTTACGTTGCGGACGCGGGCACGTCAGCCTGCTATCGACTTGTCGCCGACCCGGCGTCGCAGCTGTTCATCGAGAGTGTTGAGGAGTATTCCCCAGAGGCAAGGAGCCCGGCCCATGCAGAGTAGCGACGCAATCAGGATCGTTGGTCAGCTGGACATTGTTCTGCGGGACCGGAGGGGGCGCATCAAGACGCGTCGCAGGGTCAGGAACCTCGTCACTACGGTAGGCAAGAACGTCATCGCCAACCGTATGCTGGCGGCACCGACACTGGGAGCGATGTCCCATATGGCGGTGGGCACGGGAGGCGCAGTCCCGACCGTCGGCGATACGCAGCTGCAGGCGGAGGTTGCCGGGTCGCGCACGGCGCTGGTCTCGGCGACCAATTCCGGCAACGTAACGACATACGCCTGCTTGTTCCCGCCCGGTGTCGGCACCGGCTTGCTGCAGGAGGCGGGCATCTTCAACGCTGCGTCCGCTGGCCAGATGCAGAACCGCTCCGCATACTCAACGATCACCAAGGACCCGGCGGACAGCCTGTCGATCACGTGGACCGTGACTATCACCTAAAGGGGGC